TTTTTTTTTTGTTTTGTTCTATCAACACTTTACAACTTATTGAGTAAATTATACAAGGAGATAAATATGGCTGGAATATTCGAGTTCGCTATGAATAACCGAGCTATGCCTAAGATCTATATACCAATAGGTTGCCTTATGGATATACCAACAGCTTCTATTATAACAGGAGCTAAAGGTGAAACTATTTTTAATGGTGGTTTAGGTCAGGTTATAGGTGTAGTTGGAGCCGGTAATAACTTTAAAAGTACATTGATACACTATATGACACTTTCAGCTGCTAGTAAAATAGCAGAGGCTACTAAAACATATATTTTAACCTATGATACTGAAGTTAATATTAGTTTTGACCGTTTAGAGAGATTTGCATCAGAATTTCCTTCATTAGGAGAACAACCTATTCTTGGTAATGATCCTATGTGGACTATTATGGATAAATCTAATATGCCTGCTAATAAATTTGGAGATAATCTATTTGAATATATGGATCAAAAAGTAGCTGATAAGAAAGGTTATGTAACTATTGAATGTATGTTAGACCCATATACTCATAAACCTATGTCTATACCAGTTCCTACGTTCGTAGAGATTGATAGTTTTACAGAGTTTGAAGCAGCTTCAGTAGCTGAAATGCTATCTGGGGATCTTGACGCTAAAGATACTAATACTTACGCTATGAAACAAGGCGGTTTTAAAACTAAGTTTTTAAGTCAGCTCCCTGGTAGATGTCCGCAATCATCAACATATGTTCTAGTTACAGCACATACTGGCGACAAAGTCAATATGGGTTTACAACCATGGGAAGAACCTTCTAAGAAACTTCAGTTCCTTAAGACTGGTGATTCTATTAAATCTGTTGGTAGTAAGTTTAGTTTCTTAACTAACATTGCTTATCAAGCCCATACTGGTTCTGCATTCTATAACCAAGGTACTAAAGGACCAGAGTATCCTAAAGACCCTAATGACATTTTAAAATCAGATCTTAATAAAGTTACATTAACAACACTAAGATCTAAATCAGGTCCTTCAGGTGGTAACATAGAAGTTCTTATTTCACAAACAGAAGGTGTTCTTCCTACTTTAACAGAGTTCCATTACCTTAGACAGAATAAATCAGGAACACCTGGTTTTGGTATATCTGGTAATGATAGAAGTTATTCTCTAGATCTTTATCCCGATGTTTCATTATCTAGAACAACAGTACGTAGTAAAATAGACAATGATCCTAAACTTAGAAGAGCTATTAATATTACAGCTGAATTACATCAACTACCTATCTATCATAGGGTTATTTTAGATACTGATCTATACTGTACTCCTGCTGAACTCTATAAAGATCTTAAAGAGATGGGATATGATTGGGACGTTCTTCTTAATACAAGAGGGTATTGGACATTGAACCAATATTCACATCCGGTTCCATATCTAAGTACAGTTGATCTTCTTAAGATGAGGAAAGGTTTATACAAACCTTACTGGATGGATAAACCAGAAACTAAGAAGAAAAAGGGAGAATAAAACTATGAATCAGTATGATGTATTGTTTCAAGATGTTAAGACTTTAGAAACTAAACTACATACTGTAAATGCGGAAACCCAAGAAGAAGCATGTAGTAAGGCTTCTTCGCTAACTAACGAGCGAGAACATAAACATTATAGGATAGTTAAGGCTGAATTAGTAGAAGTGTTTACTATTTTAGCATCGCCATTAATTCGGATTAAGGATTTATTATGCAAGTGAATGACTCTAAATTTTCTTTAGAAAGTAAAACTCTTAGTAGTGCTGTCTCTACTTCTATGGTAGATGTAGATTTAGACCAAATTCAAGCACAGGCTCAAGAGCCTAAAAGATTAACTTCTGAAGATTTTTTTAATAAACAAGAGGGTGACCTCGATTTAACGAATGAAGTATATAAAGCTATTGAAAATATTATAAATAAAGAAGCAGCTGGGTATTTTATAAACGATCCAATTATTGTAACTACTAAAGGAACAGCGTCTATTTATCAGCGAGTATTAATAAATAGATTTTTTGTACAATTGTTAACAAGAGCTAAAGCCTATTTAGACCTAGAAGGTGTAACTATGGTATTTACAGTTCTAACTAATAACGGAACACATTTACCGTGGCTACAGGAAGTTACAACTGTTGTTATACCATATTTACAAACTAATAATGTTTTTGGATTCTTTATAGATGTTCAAAAAGAGCTTGATAAAAACCTATCTAAGTCTGAATAAGACTTAGATAGGTGACTTTTTATATTTCAATGTTTGGAGTAATGTATGTTAAATCATGGTGAAAAACAATTTATTTTTATTTATTTAGGTATCATTATATTAACTATAGGTGCATCGTATTTAGATTTTTCATGGTCTGCAGATTTAATAACATCAGGAACTATACTTATCGTTCTTGGAGCTTGTTTCTTAATAATTAAATTTTTTCATATGATAATTAAAGTCATAAGATGGAATAGGAAATCAAAATGACACCTAAAAGAAAATCAGTACAAGACTATATTTTAAAATATGTTGGAGCTATAGTTTCTGGTAATGAAAATGTTAAACTTTATGAAGATCTTTTTAGTAGAATGACAGATGAAGAATTTGATACCTTTATGCAACGTATGAAAAAAGGTGAAGTTCATATCTCTGTTGTAGTTCCTAATGATGGTAAAGTTAGAGTATCTGTAGAGAATAACTTTAAGGTCGCTAACCAGTTAGGCCATAAGTTCTTCCAAAGAGTTAAAGTTACTAATCACCCAGATTATCCAGATCATCTTCTTCCGGTTGAATCATTAACAATGGTTTTACCTATAAGAAGGGCTCAACAGCTTCTAGCTAAGAAAATATCTATACCAGAACACAATATGTCTATAGATAACTTAACTGGTCAAGTAGCGGGTAAATCTAGAAGTTCTAAACTTACTTATCCAGAGCAACAAATGTTACTAGCTATGGATATGAAAGATACTGCAACTGAAATGGTTCGTGTTCGTGGTGGCGATGTTAGAGCACAACAGATGTATCAAAATGAGCTTATGAAAAACGGTGAAGCTTCACAACAGATGATAATGGAAGTTTCTAATATGATGTCAGATGGTGGAGTTAAATCTACTAAAACATTAAAACAATATTTTCAAGCTATGCATATTAAAAATACGTTATAAGAAGTAAGAGTAAGGAGAATATCTCTCCTTACTCTTACTCTTCTATGTTAAGATCTTTAAGCCAAGGATAGTCTTGACCGAATTTCTTAATAAGCTCTTCTTTTGTAGGCGTAGTACTGATACCAGTAACTAAGTTGTTACCTACATTAATCATCTCTAATTTGCCTATTTCATAATAGCCAACATGAGGAAGAACTTTATCTTTAAATTGGTTAACGTCTAACCCTTCATCTAGTTTCATATTGTTAATAGCCGGATTAATTTCATATCTAGGTATATTACCAACTATAGGCTCATCTTTAGTTGCTTCTTTAAATTCTTCAAAAGTATAGTTTCTAGTAAATGTTTTATAATTAACACATCTAGGTTTCCATCCTCTATCAACCTCTACTATAACTAATTTATTCGCCCAACTCGGATCAGTCAGATCTATAATATCGATATATAGCATAGGCTTATTAGCTCGTACGTATATCATCTCAGAGTTATTACCGAGTCTTTGATACTCTTCAGTTGTAAACGTTGCCACATCCTCTAACTTATAATATAGACTATTGATCATTATCCACTTATATTGTGCTGTATATCCTAATGTAGGATTATAAGCTAATATTTTTTCTAGATGATCTCTTAATGTTCCTTTATTATAATAAGGAAGATCTTTAGGCAACACTTTTTCTTTAGTATTTAAATAGACTTTAAAATCAGTACTTAAAGAGTATTTCTTATAGATAGTTCTATTTATATCTATACCAGGTATAAAGTTAGCTAATATCGAATCAACTCTACCAGTATTGATCGTTTTACCAATTTCAAATCCATTAATTGTATCAAATAGTGATGATAGTTTATTACCAGTTTCTATTTGTGGTAAAGTTGTTGGTATCTGTAGATTATTTACAAGATTAACATTAACAGAAATTACCTTTTCTTTACTTACTTTAGATGGTAATACAAAAGTATCTCCACTATAAGCATTTGGAACTGTTTTAACTATAGGACATTTTGTAAGATCATCATAGGTTAATACTTTAACATTTGTACAATCATAAACATCCATATTACCATCTTTATCTAATAGACCGATATATACTAATTTACAATCTTTATATACTTCACCGTTACTAACAACTTGGAATGGTAGCATAGCTAATCCAATAGCATCAGTTTTAGATATTGTGTTTTCTTTAAGATCACTAATAGTTTTAGGTATATCTACATATTTACCATCGGTATTATCTTTTTTAAGTACTTCTGGTTTATGTTTTACTATATCTTCTGTCATATAGGTAAATAATCTATTAGAGTTTTGAGTACTAGTAGGACTAAAAGCCATCATACCTATTTTAACATACTTAGTTCCATATACATAATTAGAAATATCTAATACAGTATAATTTTTACTAAAGTCAAAACTAGCTTCAGTTTGTAATACATGTTTTTCAACACCATAACCACTAGGCTCATCCTGAAGTTTAAGTTTATGGTTAAACACAGTTGTAGATTTAATCTGGTTAGGTTCATCTTTAGAATCAGCGTCTATAGTTCCTATTACCTCTTCAATTGGTACTAGTTCTATACCTGCTAACTTTAGGAAATCTCGTGTACTAAAGTTAGCATCCCAATAAGCTGGTAATGTTCTAAAATCATAGCTACTAACTTCTTCTACCCAAGGGCCATCTTTTACTATTAGCTCTCCATAATGTTTCTCATATGCTAATAACGCTGTTTGAAGATTAATAGTATTAGTATATGGAGGTATAGTGCTATCTATAGCACCAGCTTGAAGTTCTGTTATTTTATCTTCAAGAGCATTAAGCTCTGCTTGCTTAACAGTTACCCAATCATTATACCATTTATAATCATCAAGTCTAAACTCTGGAATAGTAACAAAGTCAGCCGAGTAAGTATTGGTCCAACCATCTTTTCTTATCTCTTGGAATTTTAATACTAAATCGCCTTGTAATGGTTTAAGCTTAGCCATTGCCATTTTAGCTCTAAGTTCTATAATATTTACATTTAAGAAATATGGATTATCCCAAGCATAAGCTTTTAGTCTTGCTATATCGTCTTCCAATCCTTTAAGTTCAGTACCATATGTTATTACAAATCCATTCTTAGTACTAAGGATAGTTGGGTTATTATAATAAACAGAGATATCGTCTATTATACCAGCTGCTCCCATAGCATGTAAGCTATAAGACGTTAACTTCTTAATGATCTTTCTATACTTATCCATATTTTGTAATAAAACATCTTCTTGATCTAGTTCTACACCAGTAAATGTTCTAATCATAGACTTCATAGTTGCTACAATATCTGTATATTGGTTAATAGGAAATTTAATTCCGTTCTGTTGTAATAGTTCGTCTATCGTGTATTCTTTACCATCGTCTGATAGTGGATAAGCATCTGTTTTAATTATACTTAAGAATACTCTTTTTATAGCATCAGAAGTTAAGAAGTTTTGAACATTACTACACATTACCCAAACTATTTTACTTAATTCTATAGCATCCCCTAAGAACTTCTTAAAGCTTTCTACAGTTGTAAATAATTCAGGTTCATATGGTAAAACCTCTTTAATAGCTTCAAGAACAGGTTTACTAACGCCATCCTGAATAATAATTGTATCGGTTAAATTCTGGAACTTAGCTTTATTAAAATCACAAACTCTATTATAAGTAATACTGTTTATTTTCATATCTAGATTATTAGACGCATAAAGCATAAGCTTAATAAACATTAATAGCCCAACTTTAGGAGTAACTGTATAAAGTTTATTTTCAGGATCTACATATTCCACTTCAGCAGTATCAAAAGTAGATTTAGCTTTACCAGAACTTATATTACCATTATACTGTATTTTAAGCCTATAAAGTTTATCTTTATGTAAAGCATAACTCCAATAGTCCATAACTAAAGAGAATAAGTCTAGGCCAGTTTTCTTTAAAAGTTCAGATCTATCTATATCGAGAACCTTAGTCTTTTGTTTTGCCAGAATATTTCTATTCGTATCGTCTATAACAACTGATTTTAAATACTTCTGAAATACAGGTGGCATATTTTTATTAACATCTTCTAAAGCTGTTAACTGTCTATTGGTCATAGAGTCTACAGATTCTGTACTACCATTATTTGTTAAGTAGTACGGATTTAGATTTTTAGTTATTAAGTTAGCCGGATCTCTAGTATAACTAGCCTCATCTAGGTTATTTCTACCGTCTGAGAACTTAGGATCGATTCTGCTTAAAATATATTCTCCTATACCGACATAGTTCATAGCGAATAATTTGTTATATACTTTCTTAAATGTTAAGTCTTTACCAACATTGTGCATCATAACATCTAAGTTCTTATATAGCCAGAATAAACTTTTCTTATTAAGGATATTAACATCATCCCATAGGTCCATTCTAGATCTAAAGAAGTGCTCTAAATGAAAGCTATGAACTTGGTAAGTTCCTATCTTCTCTAATCTTAAATTTATAATTTTAAGATATATAGCAGAATATAAAAATGCTAATAGTGATGGTAAATATAAGCTATCTACTATAGTATATGGTTTAACATGCCATCTCGCTAAAAGTCTTTTAATATACTTTTCTAATTCTGGTATAAGATAATATTCATTAGGTTCTATAAAGTCTGGGTTATAAGTTAATATAGTTCCCTCTTTAGCTTTTATAGCTTTATCTATATCGACTGGATACATACATCCATGTATATACCTTATATGCTCTGGATATTCGTTCATATAGTTAGTATAGAACTTTTCCATCTTTTGTAATTCTATTTTAGTAGTTGGATAACGATTTAATAATTCTGCAGTAAGTATTTCATCTCTTTCTGTTTCTAATACTCTTATTTTTATAGGAGTATCAAGAGGGTGCATTTTACCAGCTAGATTTAAATAGTATTTCCACTCTTTCATATTCTCTTTGGTTGGTTTATGTAATGCCGGATTATATCCAGGTGTATTTTCAACACCAGCATTAATAACCATCGGGATCTCGTTTATCTTGATCACAATGCTATTGGTGAGCGCTTTGATGCCTGCCATGTAACGTTCTATGGTATACATCGAGTTGCCTCCTCTATATTAAAATTAAAAAGGAGATATTATGGCAGAAGATATGGATCTCCGTCCCAATATTCCAAGTATTGTTAATACTTCTCCACAAGTTGCAGCTGCTTTAAGTAAGCTGAACACTGGACAATCAGCAAACCAAAAAGCTTATACAGCTTATAACCATGAATCTATTGTACGTAGTACTGCTAATAAAATTAGAAACAATGAAAGTATTTTAAAACTTTTACCAGATCTTAAGATCGCTATACAAATTATGACATCTTCTATTATAGATCCAAACAGTATGGTCTCTAATGGGTTTACATATAAGGTACCAGCTCTTAACTTAGCAACTTCTGTTAAGTCTGCTATCATTACGACTATTAAGAAGTATATCGAAACCAACTATAAACTAGAAGAGAAATTACCTAAAATTCTAGAAGAGGCTTTATTTACTAAAGGTTGTTATATAGAAGCTATTATTCCAGAAGCATCTGTAGATAGACTTATTAACTATTCAGGTGGATATAATGGAGTTTCTAGCCTTAGTTACTATAGAGATGGTGAAGAAGCTAAAATAACACAAGAAGCATTAGCCAATGTTTTTAGTTCTAATCAAACACCTACACATACATTAAGTACAGAGTCTATTGTAACTGGTTACTCTAATATGGATCTTGGTAAAATAGAAAAAGATAAAAGGCAAAAACTCATAACCTTTACAGAGTCATCTCTTAACTTTGAATTTACGAATGACTATACTATCTTACGTAAAGCTAAAAATATTATTAATAATCTTACTGGAGATGTAAAGAAAGATAGATATACTGTTAACCTTGAAGCTGAAACTGGAGAAGATACTATCTCTTATCTTAACTCTTTATTTAGAAATACATCTGCTAATAGACCATCTGATGTTGAATTTGCACTTAAAGATAATGAAACTATTAGAGACTCTGTTTCTACACCATTAGTTATGCAATTGCCACCAGAGTCTGTCATACCTATTTATGCTACTGGAGAACCAGATAAGCATGTTGGTTATTTCGTTATGTTAGATCAATATGGTAATCCAGTTGATTTAGTAACTGCTTTACAAGATTATGATCTTGCTATGGCTTGTGGTAATTCGACTCAAGTCGGTAATGGTACCGATATGAAATCTGCTATTATTAATAAGGCTAGATTAGGATTATTCGGAGGGCTATCTGAAGTTCCAGAAATAGATAATATCGAACAACTCTATGGTGATATTGTAGACCATATGATCAAATCTCGTTTACGTTCTGGAGATCTTGAAGAGCTAGTAGAGATTCGTAACTCTGCAGATATTTATCGGGTTATGTTAGCAAGAGCATTACAATCTAAGTCTACTAAACTTCTATATTTACCTATAGAGTTAGTTCAATATTATGCTTTTGATTACAGACGAAATGGTACTGGTAAATCTCTTTTAGAAGATCTTTTAGTATTAGCCTCTATGGCTGGTATGTTACTTTATGCTAATGTTAAATCTAGTATCCAAAATGCAATACCAGTTACTGATATTACACTGGAACTAGATGAAGATGATACTAACCCGATGGGAACTGCTGAAAAGTATATGTCAGAAGTTTTAAGAACTAATAACGTTGCTTTTCCATTAGGTACTACAGAACATAATAGTTTACATAACTGGATTATTAAACAAGGCTATACCCTTAAGGTTATCTCTCCTTATCTTCCAAAGATAGATGCTACTAGAGATGTGAGAACTGGTGTTAATGGTGATATTATAGACAGTTCTGGAGAAACATATTCTAAGATTATGAATATGATATTAAAATCTTTAGGTATATCTCCAGAGTTAATAGAACAAGGACTTAAAGAAGATTTTGCTGCTACAGTTGTTGTTAAAAATAAACTTCTTGCTAAACGTATTATAGCATTACAAGATAAAACAATGATAATGCTTTCTAAGCATGTAAGAAAATACATAACAAACGATCCATTACTAAGGCAAGAGATTGCAGATACTATTACTGCTAATAAAGAAGTAATCACTAAGCATATTAAAGCTTCTGTAGCTACAGATGAAGAAATAACTTTAGATAAGATTAAACCAAAAGATCTTGAGAATTTCCTTATAGATATATTTAGAACAACTATAGAAATCGAATTGCCATATCCAGAGTTTGGAGATGATGATGAGAAAGCTAAAGCGTTCGATGGCTTTAAGTCTAAATTAGATTCTGTTGTAGATAGTCTTTATACACCAGAGTTATTAGACACATACTTTATAGGTGTTGGTAATCAAGACGCTGATAAGATTAAAGGTATGATTAAAGCTGGTGCTACACGTCAATGGCTACAAAATAATAACTACCTTACAGAAGCCTTTGAGTGGTATGTTAAACAAGATGATGGACATCTTACTTATCCATTCTTCGACGAGAATGCAGATATGGCTCAAGCTGTTATTGAAGCATTTATTAACTATGCTGAACGTAGAGGTAAAGATGTTAAGAAACTATCTGATACCTACCAAAAGAAAGTTAAAGATAAGTTTGGAGATATGTCATCAGGTTCTGACTACGGAGGCTATACTAGCGACGATAGCAGTTCAGATGGTTCTGAAGGAGGAGATGACGTAGGCGGAGATGATTTCGATATGGACATGGACATGGGAGATGAAAGTACAGATAGTACTGAAGAGACCACAGAAGAAACTACTGAAACATCAGAAGAGAGTTCAGAAAGTTCTAATGAAGGTTCAGAGGGTTCTGAGGCATCAAGCAGTGAGTCTAGCGAATCAACTGAATTTTAAAGTTCATTATGTTTCCTTAAAAAAATTAAATGTGATAGATAGTAAGGAGTTATCCTTACTATCTATTTTTATTTTATTTTTGCATTCTCATAATTTGGTTCATATCTGTCAGATTGATTAGGATCTTTTACGAATTTATTAATCTTATCATCCCATTTGCCTTTTCTAGAATGAATAGTTTTAAATACTTCGTTAAATGCCTTATCAAAATCATAACCAGCTATTATAATAGCAGCTTTAATTAACCTATATAAACTATTAAGAAATCTGAGATGTTTATCTTCAAGTTTTTTAAGTTCTTCTTTCATCTCTTCATTATTTTTAGGCATATCCAGTTTAGCTTCTATAATAGGAATCATTCTTTTGTTAGCTATGAAACTAGCAGATTTAACTCCGTCCATTAGTTTAGAGATAAAATAGTCTTTATAAAGCTTTAGAGTTAATTCATCTAGATCTTTGTATTTAGTTTTCTTAGTTTCAACTTCTTTTTGCTCATCAGCGGTAAGTTCTTGATCTAAGTCAATTCCTTCTAATGCGTTTGCTAGAAAAACAGAATAATCTAATAATCCGTCTACAACACCGTCAAGATCTTGTGCTCTTGAAACTTCTGTAATCTCCTCTAATAAGTTACTTACTAATCCAAGTTTTTGAGAATCTATTGTAACGTCTCTCTCTTCTCTCCATTTTTTAAGTTCTTGATTATAATTCATATCTTTACCTTTCAATAGTATAGAGAGCTAATATAGCCCTCTTATTTTTTATTTCTTTTATCTTTATGTATATCGAATATTATAAAGTTACTAAACATATTGTGGTAAATACCATATGTTTTAGTTTTTTCCGAGAATATGAATAGATAATATCCATATACTCCAATACCTTCTCTTTGGAATAATATGTAAACTTTAGGTTCATCACTTTCCATAGCTTTAAGGGTATTACGATCCGGAATATCTGTTCCTAAAACTAATTTGGTATTAACGGTAAACTCTTTACTATCTAATTCAAATCCTGTAAGATCTAATGTTTTAGAGCCAGGCTTAATTATACAATTTAATTTCTTACCTTTAGTTTCGTAAATAAGATCTGTAATATCGAAATAAAATTTACCTTTACCATTTTGGAAATCTTTAACCTCTGCTCTAGCAGTTTCTAATCTACCTATTAATCCTGTTGTGCTATCATATACTCGTTTAGCTAAGCCTGCAGGTTTAATAGGATATGCTAATGGTTCTCTACCCATGATAGATAAGTCATGGTCATGAACCGATAAAGCGTCAGAACCAAAAGCATTAAAGAACTTAGCAAAATCTGGTTTATATAGTTTATCAAGATCTATGGTATACACTAAGACTGGGCTTTCAGAATGTTCTTTATGATAACGTTCCATAACATTCACTATTTCAGTCGGAATAGTATCCATACGTATCATACCATATAACGGATCTCCAGACCGTTTACCAATATCTATAGACCCATAGTTCATAACAGTAAAATATGCTTTATCCGCATCTATATTATTAGCAGTATTGTTAATAAAATATAATTGCCTAAATCTTAAAAAGTTAGGTTTACTAACATTAGGTTTCCAATAACGATCAGTATGCCATTTAAATAAATTAACCATTTGTCCATTTAATGCTAACTTTCTTGCTTGGTTAGCAAGTGAATCTGCTAATTCATTTCCTATATCTCCATTATGACCCTTTACCTTAGAGAAAAACAATTTTGAATCATTTGTTTTTACCATAAAGTCGACTAACACTGGAACCATATTTAAAATATAGTTTCTAGTAGAATCAGCATTTTTAGAATATACAGTATCTATATGTTCTTTAAGTTTTTCAGCATTTTCAGGTTTAGTTAATTCATTATGGTTTCTATAGATGTTAATAACATGCCCCCATATTCCTAAAGCAACTTTAGAATCTGAATATATTACAAAACGTTTTAAGATATGACTATTTGATTCTACTAAGTCTCCAACTCTTAATAACGCTTGTTCTATTGCTTTTACTTCTGCATCGTTAGAATAACCTTTATCATTAGGAACACTAAACATACCATCTAAATATCCAATCGGATTAATCTTAAGGTTATCTAAATTAGTAGTTGTTAATATTTTCAATACTTCAGCATTATCTGTATCATAAACAATATTTGGATTAACATAACCAACTGATGTTGGAAATCCTTCATTCGGTACATCTGCTGATTTCTTATATTCTTTATCTACGTCATAATAGAATCCGTGGTACCCCATTCCAAGTTGCCCTGGTGAACCTGGTCCTGCAGAACCATCTGTATATACAAATACAGCTATTTCCATTTATAACTCCTTATCGTTTCTTCGAAATCACGAATAAAGATTCCACAAACTATAAAATAACTAGTAGCATAAGGAGATACCTTACACTACTAGTTGAATATTTTAGCCCACTTTAATCATTATGGAAATGTTTAACAATATTAGGTAGGAATAATCCTACCTAACTTAATCATGATTTAACCATATGGTTAATTAGTTTAAGTATCTCTAATATGATACCTAAGACTATCACGACTAATTCAATATGGTTAATTGATACGTTAAACATATTAATTAGTCTCCTTTCTTTAACTAATTAAAGTTAGGAAGCTAGTCTTCCATAGACATTATATAAAGCGGGCGCAATAGTATAATGTCAAAGATATTAGACACCATAGTTAAGAGTGAACCTCTTAACTATGGTGTCTTTTATTTTATCGTAATAAATACAGTATGTCAAGACTTCTGTGATTTTGCATACTGTACAGCACTATGCTGTTAGTAAATATATAAGGAGGCGAATATGGCTAAAGATACAGGCATATATACACCCGAAGAACAGGAATTACTTAATAAGACCTTAGATTATAGATTACGTATGATGTCAGAAGTTTTTAAGGAAGGTACTCCTAGGAGACCAGGAGATATAAGAGTTGCTAACGAAGTTCTTAACTCTATAGATTCAGCAGTTGATAAAGCAGCTAATACTAGACTTAAACAATCTGCTGTTAAAAATGACGCAGATGTTAAAGCTACTGTTGTTGGAATTCTTAAAGCACAAGCTGAACGTAGGGCACAGCAAGCTAAACGTACAGTTAGTGTTGATGTAGCTCTTGATGAGATACCAGAAATAGAACGACCTGTATTTGTACCAGGTGAAGATAGCTTTGAACAACCTACATTAACAATGGAAGAGATTATGGGAGAAGAAGATGGTAAAGAGTAGTCAACTTAGCATTTATGGATTAGCATTAATTAATGCTATGCTAGCTAATAGATATTATAAAGTCCATAAGAATACAACTCTTAATGAAAAGTTTAATATCTTACCAACGGATCATACACCACAAGGGACTATCCAAGTTCCTATTTTTCCAAGACCTAAATTATTTGTACTTGGGGTAGGCGGTACTCCATATATTGACAATGTTAATAGTTATAAATATAGTCAGCATTCAGTACTAGACGCAGCTTTGTTTAAACATATACCTTTTGTAATTAGAAGGATTAACGACGATTTAGATTCTATAACCAGACAGAAATATCGTTTACGTAAAACTATAACTGTTAAAGGTGATGAGTACTATGCTTATTACGCAAAGGTGTGCGACCTTATTGATTATAGAAATTATAACTTCTTAGTTAATAAAGTTAATGGTAATGATATTCTATCTATTATGAACTTTGATTCAGATCGTTATCTTAATCCTACTCCAGTTGTTAAACCAACAGATCCAGCTACAGTAACAAATGTTAACTCTGTTATTAATCGTTTTAAATTTGAATTTCTTCTTACAGAAGATGAACAAAAAGAACTTCGTAACGTACTTACAATTTTAGAGATGGAAGATATTGCTAAAATAACAGAGTTAGGTATCTGTCATGGGTATGACATTCCAACTACGTATGGATATGAATCTCTGGATACACAGATTACATATTTTGTAGATATAGATCTGAATGTAGCTTTAGACCTTAATAGTACAATTAGATTCCAACGTAATATAGAACTTGGCGGATCTGAACCATTCTATAATATTTTAACTTAAGGAATCTAATATGGATAGCTATGATGAAAATTACTATACGGTTTTAGGTTTAGACCCTGGTAATAATTTAGGTATCGGAGTTCTTAATATTAGTACAGAGACAAATGAAATATTATCTGTAACAGCTCAAACGCTTGTGTTAGATAAATACGTAGAAGATGAAACTTTTAATGTTATGTTAGCCAGGATACAGAAACTTCATAATGTTATAACACAACTGAATATGATTTATCAACCTATAGCAGTTTCTTTAGAAGCAGCGTTTATGAACTCTAGATTTCCTAAATCTGTTATACAGCTATCACAATATGTTACCACAATAGAACTTGCTTCAAGACTCTCAAATCCTTGGGCTAGGATTTTTAAATATCCTCCTAAGTATATAAAATCAGTTGTTGGAGCAGGTGGAACTGCTGACAAAAATGATATGAAAAATAATTTACTTAAGATTCCAGCTATAGCTGATAAAATAGATCTTAACTTATTATCAGAACATGCTATAGACAGTTTATCTATAGCATATGTAACTTATAAAGAGTTACAACTTAATCCGCACTATTTAATATCGCTTCCATTCTAAAGTAGATTCTTTAGAATGGAAGTCTATTTTTATTTCTTACTAAGAATTTAAAGACTAACATTTATGGAGTAGCATATGCGTAAATGGTTTTCCTGGCTTTTTAATAAAAGTCACCAACTGCCATCTACGTATGGCAGTAAAGTTAAGGGGATCTTGGATGGTGAGATTGATCTTCGTAAACTATATAATAGTTATTCAACGTTTGTATTTCCTAACCCTAGAGAATATCAAACAGAATTAGAATCTATTATGCAGCAAGATATTTTAAGAAACGAACTTAGACTTACATTAGTACCAGAAAATAAAATGGTAACTATAAGTTATTTAGATTTCTTAGGTTCAGGAGGTAGAATACCAACTGACCCCATTGGAGATCTTAAACTCTTTATCTCTGTTTTAGATAGGTTTAATAATTATTATAATCTATATGCGAATATTAAAGGTAATATAACATTATCTGTTAATCTCAGATACATTCAGATACATATTATTTATATAAGAAAGATAATAGATACAGTATATCTTTCTGTTAAGACTAACTAGATTATTACTAATCTAGGCACAAGGAGTTAAAATGGGTAATGAAGTTACTCAGGGCGTTAAGAACACTTCTACATCTGAAGTGTTTAGTAAACAAGTTGAACAGAATACTAATGGTGTATTAGCAAATATGTTCCGACGGTTAACAGGTAGGTTAGGAGTTGTCAATAAGTTACGTAACTTATGTAAGATGGCACAGACGAGAGATAAGATGTATCGTATGGAAATGAATAGTAAAGTTTTCGACGAGAAACTTGAATATCGTTTATTCCAAATGGCAACAGCACCAAAGATGACATTTGATAGTTTTACAAAACTAATATCGCACCTTTTTAATGTTAGCGAATTTAAGTTTAGCGTTAGTGTTAAACCTAAAAATAGCGATGAATGGATAACCGTTGAACAAACCGTGTTTAATACTACTGGTCCAATAACCGATCTTGAAAATCTCGACGAAGAAGAGGTTGAGTTATTAAAAGATTCTCTACAAGAAGATGAGGACGACGATGAATGAAATTAAAATAATAACAGAAGATATATTAGATAAAACTGCTCTTATACTTACTGAATCTTACGCTGATTATAAGAAGTTAACAGCTTTTTTAGCAGATTTAGATAGTATAAATACATTTGGTTATTTTACTACTAAAGGTAAAGAACGGCTACGTGGTTTTATATATGCTAACCCAGCTTTACAAGAGACAAGAATAGAGATACTTCAGATTATGAATAATGCTTTTATTCAACAAGGTGTAACTATTTATGGACAATCGGCTTATGTTGCGGAGATCTATACTCCGTTAGTATTCGACGATGATCTTAAAGCAGCATATGTTAACCTTATGCCAGAGTTTAAAGAAGATATTCTTTCTACTTATGGAGCAATATTTGTCCAGTCGATGATGCTAAGAGTTCTCTCTACAAGAATCATTAACTTGATAAAACCTAAACTAGTTGCAATAGAAGAAGCTAATGCAAATAGTGAAAAAGCAAAAATCAAAATGGAATTAAGAGATCAACTACCTGATAGATTGGAGGTCCCAAATGTACCAGAATAAAACTGAGTTTCCAGAAGTCTCTGGTCTAGAAGAGGGTAAAGATTACATCTCTCTAGTCGCAGATAGTAAGCACATCTTAGGAAGAGCGTTAAGTATAAATTATAACTATGTATTTAAAACATTAATTGGAGATGTTAGAGGTATAGGTAGATTTATGCAATATGTTTCTACTAAAGGATATCCATATCGTTTAGTTATGAAAGGTCAGTTTAGTAATAAAGATTTAGGTATAATTAAGAAACTACCCACTCTGAAATTACCAAACTATTGGGCTATTATGGCATATGCTTTATGCACGAGAGTATCTCAAGATCCTAAATTACAAAAATGGTTAAAAGAGAATACTCTTCCATTAACGATAGCTAGATGGGAAGTTCGTAATAAATATGTAGAAGAGCTAAGTAAGCCAGTTTATGTAAATGTAACTCAATTAGCGAATTATTTAAACATTGTTAGAGATATTGAGAAACTTCTAAAAGAGGATAGATTTGTAACTGATGAAGTAATTAAGCTTATCAATGGTTATAAATATGATCAAAAGGTATCTGTGTTTCATAATGCTATAAGAGAAGTACCTAGACCAAAAAAGAATAAGAGTGTAGAGGAGTAATATCCTCTACACTCTTACAATGTTTTTAATTTTTCTTGTCCCACAACACCTGGTGGTCTTACTCTAGGTAAGTTAGTGTTGTTAGCTGTTAATCCATTAACATCTACAGGTTTCAGATTTTCTTTTCCTATAGCACGTTGTTGCTCTCTAAGATTTTGAACTCTGTTAGCAGCATATGGATCATCAACTGTATTAGACTTAGCTAATAACGTTTTAATATCTTCCATCGTACTTAACATCTGTTTATTAACGTCAAGTTGATTAGTTTGGATACTATTATTTTCTGTCATTGTAGTAGCAAGACTATCAACAGCCATGTTAGAGCTAGCTGTCTTTTGTACTTCTAAATCAGTAGGTGATGTATATGTACTTCCATCAGATCCTGTAGAAGCATTATATCCTGTACTTGGTGTATCTGGTCCATCTGTAGAACTATCTCCAATATTTTCAGGTTTTAGGTTTTCAGTAGCAGGATCATATCTATAAAGGCTTGGAACCATATTACCATATTTTGTTCCTGGTGAACCATAAGGTCTAGTTTTAGATCCTCCGGTTTGATGGAAATCTGATACCCAGTGGTCACCATTAAACACTTGAATATGCCCATGTTTAATACTATTACTTCTACCAAAGACTTCAATATCTCCTGGTACTGGAGATGTATTTGGGTCTATCTTCTTAAATCCTACATCTTCTAGAATACCATTAGTATCGTACATATAAGCAGAAGCAGCTAAACCAGCTTTCTTATATTTCTCTGTTATAGTAGATCCATCAGATGTTGTAAATCCTGAAGATTCTAATGCTTCTCTTACATTCGTAGCGCATTGGCTTCTTGAACTATCTCCAGCAGTTTTATTTATTGTTTCTACTAGAGCTTTAGATTTATCCGGTAAATTAGAAGTATCTATATTAACAGATTGATAGTTATTAGTAAAACCAGAAGAACTATTATAACCTTGGTTAGCACCTTGAACAGATGTGTTAACATGTTCAGGACTATTGATGCCAGCCGTACCTTTAGTACTTGCAAAGTCACCTTTAAGTGCTTGCTGGAACATTTCACCTTTTGCATTTGCTGTAGATGAATCTCCTTGATCTGCACCTAGTTGTTTCTTAAATTCGTTATAGTATTTAATACGTTCGATCATACCATTATTGCCACCGTTAACACCTCGGTTAACAGTTTCAATATCATCATCCTCTATAGCTTGTCTAAACTTAGGAAATTTTTCTTTCTGTCTCTCCCACCATGCTATAGCAGATGCTACAGCTAGCTTAGGATCATCTTCTAGAAGTTGAGGGTATTTAACAAGGTCAACACCCATTCTAGCACCAATGTCAGCATAGTTTGCTCTACCAGTAAGATGTATAAGCCCTCTACCCTTATATCTAGCACCATCACCAGGTGAGGTATTACCTAAGTCTTTTCTACCGTCATATCTACTAAGATACTGAGCGCCTCCTAACTCCGCAAACCATTGATAATTTCCAGTTTCATGTTGAACATTCGCTAGGAACATTGCTTGTTCTCTAGGTGACCATCCTAATTTATTCATAGACCTTATAGCTATGTTCATTAGGTTCTCTTTAGTCATTCCTTTAGCTTGGTTTTCTTTAGAAGTTCTAGGTTTATCATTTATGGAACTACTGATAGAATTAGCTTTACTAAAGAAATCATTATTAGAAGGTATAGTAGCTTTATTATCACGGTTAATAAGACCATCCCTAATAGCCCTATTATTATTGTTATTATTAGGGTTATTACTGTTATTAGGTACAGTAACTTTATTAGTGTTACTTCCACCAAATGCTGCGGATAAAATCTTCTTAAGAACATCCATAACACCACCAGATGATTTAGCCTCTTTAGCCTTAGCTACAATAGCGTCTTGTATTTTCCAAATCTTATTCGTTAGCCATGTGCCATAAGTAGCTTTAAGATCTGTTAGATCTGGATTATCTTCTCCAGAAACTACTTTAATAGCTTCTTTAGCAGTAGGAGTATCTAAGCTTCTAAGCATTTTAAGATAATCTTCTCTACTTATAGATTCATAAGTGGTTTCTTTATCAGTTGTCCTCTTAATGGCTAATGCGCTATCTGAAGTTAGACAATCCCAGAAGATGTTATTAGTAGGTTCACCTAGGTTATAGAAACGTCTTTCTTCAAGATCACCATAGGTTATCTTTTGGGTACCAACTTCTGCTGGTATCTTAACAGATCTTTCATCAGCTGTTAATTTATTAAAGGCATTAAGGAAGTCTAAGTAACGTTGTTTAGCGGCATCGGCTACTTTATTAACAACTGTTGTCTCTGTAGCAAATGTCTTATACGGTTGCTCGCCAGGCGCTTTACCTTCGTTAGCTTTCATAGCTTTATCATATTCTTCTTTAGAGACCTCTTTATTATCGACCATATAGGTTTTAGTATTTTCAGACTCTTTAGAAAGTATTTCATCTTTCTTTTTAGCTACATCTGGTTCATCTGGTTTAACAGGTTCTCCATTTTCATCAAGAACCGGATCATCATCGTTAAATAAGTCAAATCCTAATACTGCTTTACTAACAGCTGATTTAAGATCTAGGCCATCAACAGCCATGTATTTGATACACATAGCAGCATCGTAAATTAGCATACCCCAGCCTAAAATAGGAACAGCTCTCGCAGCTATTTTACCAGCTACTATGGCTATAAATCTACCACCTGCTTTAGTACCAAGTCTTTTTAAGATAGTGGTATTAAACGATTTCAAGATTCCTATAATTTTCTTAGCTATAGAAGTTTTACTAACTGCGGTTACTACTTCGCCACCAGCTTTAGCGATCTTAGAACCTACTTTAGTTTCGGCTACTTTAGAGACTATTTTGCCACCAGCTTCAAGAGCTTTACCACCAAGTGATATCGCACCTTTAACAACACCAGTTACTCCTTTACCTAGAAGACCTCCTAGCATATTGAAGCCACCATTAATTAGTCCGCCTACAGATGTAACCGCATCGATAACTTTACCAATACCAGTACTGATCGCACCTAAGAATCCAATAGCAGGCATTAATAAACCCTTAAGTTTACTAAATAGTCCTTCTCCTTTTTCAGTTGCTTTAACCTCTTTAACAGCGGTATCTTTTTTAGGACCAGCTTTAGCTTTTAAACGATTCCACCAAGAGTTTTTATTCTTAGGAGCATCCGGATCATTCTCTTCATAAAGGTTATCGTCTCTACTAATACCGCCTCCAATACCAAGCATCTGACGTTCTTTTTTACGAAGAGCTTTTGGTATAGGAAGGTTCCAAGCATCGGCTAACATTCCTAGCCCTGTGCCTATTCCTTTACCCATATATCCCACAGCTTGAAATGGGGCTTTAACTAATCCCCATGCAGCATTAGGTAACATCTCTATAGCCTTACGCCCCATCTTTCCGTATAACTCACGCTCTTTCTTTCTAAGAGATTTAGCAGTACCAGATGTCCAAATTTTATATGGTAATTTAAACGGCATTTTTAAAGCACCGACTAAACCTTTTTTACCATATTCTTTAACCATTCCCATAGGATTAGCTAACATGCCTAATGTTGTTCCAATAGCATTGAAAACAGCATCAACCTTTGCATCCATAAGAGTTTCACGTTCTTCTGCAGTTCGTTCGGACGCTTTTTTCTTTTTGATAACATCAAGTTTTTCTTTTGGATTAAATTTATCGTTTAACTTTTTAGCTATCTCTTCTTTCTTCCTTTTAGCGGTATTAGCTAATTCTAGAAGTTCATCTTTAAGGGTATCGTATTTTTTAGCGGTTGCTTCACCTAGGCCACTAGCTTTCTCTTTAAGATCATCAAGTGCCTCTTGGTCACCATGTGATGCTCTTATAGCTAACTCGGTAATCTCTTTACCTTCGTTCATACTAGCTTTAGTTTTATTTATAGCATCTTCGTAAATCTCTTTAGGGTCTGCTACTTGAATATATGCTTTAGCAGCTTCTAATTGTTCAGGAGGTAGAACCTTAGAAACTTCTCTAATAAGATTATCTTTAGCCTGTGCTATAACTTTAGCTTTATCTTCTTTAGCTGCTTTATAAGATTCGTTTAGTTTAGCGAAGGTACTATCTAAACCAGCTTGAGTATAGCTCCTAATATCTTCTAAAGTTACACCTGCTGGTACACCTTGAGAATTTAAGAACTCTGATCCATATGTATAAACTTTATCAAATTGAGATTTAGCATATGAAGATCCCTTTTCATATTTATCGTTAAAGAAGTTTTTAACATTTGGCATTTTACCATTTACAAATGCATTACCTCTGTCAAAAGCACGATGCATTGCATCAGAACCTCTTTGATATGTTCCTGTCGCTTGGAACTGTGCCATACGTCTATTAGCTTCACCACGCATAAATCTAAAGAGTCTTTTAATAGTAGGGTCGCGATCAAATTTAGCTAAAGCTCTGTCAAGTTTCCTTTGGTAACGCTCAGGGTCAGTTCTCCTCAACTGGATATTTTCAGGATCCATGTTGAATTCTCTTATGAACTGTTCTCTTCTTAGTCTATAAGATTGTGCAGCTTGTTCTTCTTCCGACATTCCAGCACTACGGAACATTCTAGTCCCATGTGCTCCGACATAGTCACCTTCCTCTAAGCCGCTATTAAGATTTCTAACACCAGATCTAATATTGTTCCAGTCGTTTCTTAAACCTTCTCTAAGACTACTATCGTCTCCCCAATCCATATCATCGTTATATAGGCCAGCATTAACATTATATGTCCTAGATCTAGCAGCACGTTTAAAGATATTCTTAACACCTTCTCCATTAACAGTTGTTGCACCATTAAGACCATTAACATTAATTAACCCATTCCTAACTGCTAATCCACTATTCATGCCAGTAGCATACTGTTGCATCATAGCTGGTGACATTCTTAAGAAATCTGCAGAGTTAGCAAATAGGTCGTAGATACCTTTAGAGTTACCACCAACTCTTAAATCTTTTAGAAATGCTGCAAATAGGTCAGCAGCTTCTAGTTGTAAATCATTAGGTACAAACTTTAAGAACCTTGGTGTTGACATAGCTTCTGGAGATATAGCACCATATTCTGTTATATAGCTTATGAACCATTTATCCAGTTTAGATAATATTTTATTCTTATTAGGTGTTTGATAGTTTTGTAATCTCTCAGCAACCTCTTTTTGCATTCCCTTAGCACGTGACCTAGCGTAAGAGACCATATCTTCTGCAATATGAGATCTCATCTGCTTATTCATATCACTAGCGCTAATAAAACTTTGAGTTTTTTCGTTAAACCTTAGTTCATCATCTTCAGTAACATTTTTACCAGTTCTTAACCCATGTACTTCGCTATGGATCTTACTTAGTAAGAGAGGTATAACAGTATTAATACTGCTATATGTTCTACCGTCAAATAGTGCTTGACTATCTAACTCTGCTTTATTAAGTTTAGTGTTATTGAACGGAGTACCAGAAGGAACTATATCTTCTATCCCTTCAATACCTTTGTTAAATAGTTTACCTATAATTCCAGTAGGGTTCTTACTCTTTAAGCTTTTAAGATAATCTAAAGGGTTACTAGCTAAGCCAATGATATTACCAGAAAGTTTATTTCTTATATTTTTAGGTAAAGCTTTACCTAATTTCTCATAGACTAAACCTAATAATAAGTCACTACCTAAACCACCAGCTAATGAAGCTTTAGACATACCCATATCTTGCGTGTCTTTAAAGTCGCTAGCCATTCCTAAGGCATCGCTTATGCTATCCGTACTATCTCTAGCATCTAGTAAAATTTCTCTTAGTCTTCTATTAGTAGCTAATGTGAATTTCTCTAGTGGATTAACTTTCTTAAAGATACTTTCTGATAATGAACCAAACGCTTTTTGTTTCATTACCATACCAGCTACTTCAGCATTATGAAGTTTAACAGCTTCTGGTAAAGATGTATTCTTAATAATACTTTCAAATTGAGTACTAAAGGTTTGGAATTGTGCTCTTTGTAATTTTAAAGTTTCTTCAATTCCTGTACTCATTTTCCATTGTAGCTCTAGAGATTTATTATAGAATATTCTATCTTGTTCTCTCATTGCCATCAATGTTGTATATTGACGTTTAGCTAGCTCGCTATTAAGTTTAGATTGTTTACTAGTTAGTTCTGAAGTTAGTCCAGCTATACGATCGTCAACATCACTTAGTGCAGATTCAAAACTATTTTTAAAATCGTATAATGTTTCTTTTTGTTCTGCAAATCCACTTTGTGTATCGGATTTAAGTTTTTTAGTTATACTATCTAATAAGTTAGTTACCTTACCTTTAGGTAAAGAATCTGATAAGCTCTTAGTTATACTAGCAATACCTTTTTTAAGAGGGTCTAATTGTTTATTAGCTTCCTCTTGCATTTTACCTAGTTCGTATTTTAAATCGTTAAACGCACTTTTAGCGTCATTATGTAAACTAGCTTCTAAAACTCTAGCAGCATGGTCTTTAACACTTTTACTTTTTATATTGTCTTTAGCAGCATCATAAGCATCTTTTATAACGCTCTCGACAGCTTTTCTAGCATTCTTCTTATCTTTCTTTTTAGAAGTACTAGCCGTCTTACTGGCTTCGTCGTTAAACTCATCGTCTAGATCGTCAAAGTCAAAATCTTCGAAATCTTCTATATCGTCAAAGTCGTCTTTTTTAGCCATGACGTCTCCTTATATTAATTTCTAATCTAAGGTAGTTTATATAACTTACCACCTAGATCAGTCAAAAACCCTAGGATATCAGGGCTTTTTTGATTAACATCCCTATTCATAAAGGAGGAAAAATGGCTTCATTTGTAGATAAACTTTTTAATGTTGATTTTCTAACTATTAAGCCAGAACAGCTTAGAGATATGCAAGAAGTCACATCCTTAGCTATATACGAATCTAATAGTAAAGTCTATGATCCTAAAGGACTTTTTTCAGAAGTAATTTTTGGGCAACGTGATACTGCTACTAGGTTTATGAAACCAGGATATATAGATTTAAAAATGAATATTATACATCCTTTTGCTTATAAGATTTTAATTGGTTTAGATCCTATTTTCGATAAAGTAGCATCTGGTAAAGTTAAAGCCAGTTTCAATAACGAACTTAAAACATTCGTCGAAGATCCTAAAGGTGAAACAGGTTTTGATTTCTTTATGCGAACACTACCTAAAGTAGAATTTGATACAAGAACTTCTAAGTCACGCTCAGTATCTATAGAAGTAGTTAAGAAAGCCTTACGTCCTGAAAACCTTATCCGTTACTTCTATGTTCTACCAGCTGGTATGAGAGATATTGAAGAAGACTCAAAAGGTAGACCAACACAAGATGAAATTAACAATATTTATTCTAGAATGATTATGGCAGTTAATGGTATACGTAATAATACCATTAGAGAAGATCGTTTATCACAATTTGACCCTTATCGTTACAGAGTCCAGAATATTGCAATGGATATATTCTTTTATATTAAGAATCTTATAGATGGTAAGCGAGGCTTTATGCAAGCTAAGTGGGCATCACGTGGTATTATGGATGGTACACGTAATGTTCTTACTGCTTTACCTAATGTAGTCTCTGATCTTAAAGATCCTAATAAAATATCTTTTAACGATACTACAGTTGGTCTTTATCAATTTGTTAAATCTATTTTACCATTAGCTATTTTTAATGTTAATAAATATTTTATTTTTAATGTTGCTACACCTGCTTCTAATAACGTAACTGTTATAGATAGCAAGACTATGAAAACTACGTTTAAAACTATATCTTCTAAAGACAAAGAAGCTTGGACAACTGCACAAGGTCTTAATAATATCTTTAATAAACTTAAACAAGATGTTATTAAAAACGACTATGCAAAAATAGGGGATGATTATATTGCTTTAGTAGAAGATAGAGGTAAAGAGATCTATGTTATTAAGGATACTAATAATATACCAGCTGGAGTAAATGTTAGTAAACTTAGGCCAATAACATATGGAGAATTGATTTATATTTCAGTAGCTCAAGCAGCTAGAGAGACTAAAGGAACAGTAACTCGTTATCCAGTTATTAACTTAGGTTCTATTTATCCTTCAGGTGTATATCTTAAAACGACTGTTATAGGCAGAAGAGTTAAGGTCTATATAGATAACGAAGTTATGGACTTACCAGAGTATCCTGTAGATGGAGAGAAGTTTATGGGGAGTTTAGCAGCGTCCGTTCAACATTTGGGCGCTCTAGGTGGGGATTTGTTTTCGGATCTTTATTTATAAATAAAAATATAAATAATGCAGCTAAGCTAATTGCGGGAAACCCTTAAAGCTAATAGATACCACTTATAGGTAGAAATATACTATAATACTATACCCAGTAATGGAAGTGTATAGCATGGTAAAAACTCTATTAGATATATAGGCAACCGACGCAGCGAAGCTTCTAAGTGCATAATGCATATGAAGTGTGCTCAACGACTATCCTTTCAGCCGACCACAATAAATAAACGGCAACAGGAGTAGGGCCCAAGTGGGTGGGTGAGAACCCCTTAAATCGAAATGCTTAGCCTAGGTAATTTACCTAGAAGATATAGTCTTAACTTATGCGAAATCATAAGGTACTTTTAATTAAGTACTACTTCATTAACGACGAAGTATAAAATATTGACGACGGAGATACCGTATCTTTTAACGCAGTATTAACTAAAGAATCTGTTAAGGAGATTGATACTGCTTTAAACTCTAAGGCATACTATATTATGCCAGACGGCTCACTATCTTATAGTGCAGCTACTGATACATTGGACTTTGTACTTAAGCACCTATCTGCTAATTAAAAATTTAAGACCCTATACATTTATAGGGTCTTTATGCTTTTATGCTGTCACCTTGATATTAACATAGTTATATATTATTTATTTAGAAGAGTAACACTTCTTAATCTAAAATATAAAGGAGAGAGTATGAACACCCTAAACATTAGGTCTAAAATTTTATTACAAGGATGAGTTATGAGCACATATAATGGCTATGACGATGACGATTATGAAGAAGTCGACATCGACTATGAAGATGAAGACGATTGCCCAACTGAAATCTACGGAGGGTTAACATTTGATAATACAGCATTAGTATGTTGTAAGCTAGAAGATGTTATAGAGAGATTAGAGGAAATAGTCGATCTATGCGAAGATAGTGAAACACAAGATGCTGTTAAGATTGCGGTTAATTGCCTACAGAACGAATTACGTAATCGTTCTAGCGGTAATGACCTTTAAAAATATAAAAGTTAAAAGGAGACTTAAGTATGGCAACTAATAAGTTAATAGTGCTCGGTATTGGAGGCGCAGGCATTAATGCATCTGATAAAGCACTTAAGAGTTTAAGAGATCTAGGAAGTGGTTTTGCGGACGTGGAATTCCACTTTATGGATACTAGTAGAAACAATTTCGACAATATTGAGCAGATTGGAACATTCTACCAGACTAAAAGATTAGCATCAAACGATAAGAATGTTATTAACGGGGCAGGTGGCGACAGGAGTGTGCTGGCAGCCGAAATACTTGCTAACGTACCTGATTTCTTAGATAGTATTAAACTTACTAAGAGAGAGACTAACACATTCGTATGTGTTATAGCAAGTACATCTGGTGGATCAGGTGGTAGCGGTTTAATAGGCGTTGTTGATGCTCTTATGGAAAAAGGTATTCCTTGCTTCGCTATCATTATAGGAGATTCAGGCGATGCTCTTAAACTTCGTAATACTCAAGCAGTTATTGCTACTCTTAACCATAAAGCAGTTACTAAAGGTAAATGTCTTATAAGTTATTATGTTAACAATGCAGAGATGGATCCATCTCAAACTGTTGGGGAGCGTAAAGCTAATGAACGTATAAGTAACGTTATGGGTGTTATGTCATTGTTCCTATCTGGAGATAATGAGTCTCTAGACTCTACAGACATGGCTAACTTCATTAACCAACAAGATTATAAAGGTATTAAAACACCTCCAGGTTTATATTCACTCTCTTTCCACAAAGGAGCAGGCGATATTAAACTCCCAGAGTATTGTTTACCAACAGTAGCTAGAACATTAACAGCTCCTGGTTTAGACGTAGCCTTTAATCTTAATGTATTACACCATAAGATTGGCCAAGTTGTAGATCAAAATGTTTTTGATAAGTTTGGAGAAAATGCATTTCCAATTCATATTGTAGCTTCATCTGGTCTTCTTAAAGAGGAGATCAACCAGCTATCTAAGCTAAATGAAGCATCAGCTCAAAGACAAAATGATCTTAAAGCCACTATGATAGAAGCACCTGTTCATGCGTCAATGGATGAAGAAACTGATATGTTCTTTTAAGAGATAATCAACTAGAGACAGAGACCTTAAATCTCTGTCTCTAGTTAAAATTATTATCTTCTAGAAAAGCGTTTAATACGTGATACTATATAGGGGGAGAGATTTATGTCGCTTGATGAAATTAGACTTTATTTACCTCACGAAGTTTTAGCAGGATTACCTTTTTATAGGCATTCTGTTTTATTACTTTCTAACATTAATATTCTAGCTGATATGTTTAAAGAGATCTTAATAGATTTCGGGTTTAACGTAGAAGCCCCTTATACTGATATTAATAAAGACCTAAAGATATCGCAGTATGACATTGACCGTTTAAGCAATGTTTGCATATATGGAAGTGATATTATCTTCAATGCTCTTCAAGAGTTTAGAGACAGCCTTAATGGTTCTAAAGTCGAGATAAGTGTTGAGCTTAGGGCTGATAAAAAGTATAGTGTAATTGATAATGTAATACTAATAAAAAGGATAGCCAAACAATGAGATCCACATTTCAAAATCCAAGACCACTGAATGAGATAAGAAATTACAAGATCAAACAGGATGATTATAGATACCTATTTAAAGTTCCTATAGATATACGATTCGTTAAGATAGAACACCTATTTAGGAACTTTAAGAACATTGCTGGTGATTATGAACTCGTTGATTCTCAAATCAGTCCATTGATATGTACATGGTATATGTTCTTTAAATACTTTCGTTGTAAAGTTATAGAAGAGTCTGATCCATGTTTCTTTAAGTTATATCAAAAACCTGATGAGAGATTAGTATTAAAAGAAGGTGCTCCTGTAAGTTGGAAACTATATCAGTACTCTGGTAAGTCTGATCTAGAATCTGAAGTAAAAGAGGATTTCTTCGATATTATTCCAGAAGAATATCACTCTGGAGTTATTAAGTTTTTAGAGAGCATATGGGAAGATTATTTCTTACCTGCTATGCCTATCTTACAGAACCAAGTTCTCGTATTTAGTATAGAGAACTATGATATACATGTATATACTTTAGGGGACATAGCATCCTATAGATATAAAGAATCAAAGAGAGTAGTTCTTCATATTCCAGAGTATGCTAGTGTTAAAGCGGGTGAATACTGTATTGATTATTAGAAAGGTAACTATGGTTAATAAACATGATGAGGTTATAACATATATTAACCAATTAGATATTATTAACGAAGAAGCTAATGAAGATCTATATGAAATTTTAGGAGAGAGAGGTGAGATACCTAGCGACTATCAGCCTGTTAGTATTATGATAACATTAGATACTATTTTTACAGATCAATATCTTAATGATTGTATACATAATATTATCTATCCTAAAATCAATTTAGATTTAGATAGTTTAGAAAAATCAATTTTAGAAAAGATTATATCTAAATATGTATTAGCTTATTTTACATATAATGGCTCTTTAGAATATCCGGTTGGCGCATTAACCAGAATGATATTAACAGAGCTAAGTAGTCAAAATTGGATAGACGATAAGTTTAGACAATTTAGTTTAAAAACATATCGAAATTTTATAGAGAACTGGGTGTTGAATATTCTCAACCCAGTTCTTGAATATTATTTTCGATGTTATTCTGTTAACTTTCTTATGGAAAAAAGACTAATGTTTTTTCATAAAGTTAATTACAGAATTGGAAAACATCTTATACTATCGTTTATTAGAAAACAGTAGTATAATTGTAAAATTAAGGAGTGAACATGAAAATCGAAACTATAGATTTAACCCCTTATAAAAAGGGATTAAAAGATAGAATTATCCATGGCGCGAATTTAGAAAGTTACATTATTTCTAATTATAGCACGGATAGACTAAAACAGGCAAATCTATATAACGAAGTTATGGTCCGAGCATTAGACTTTCTTGTAGGAGTTGATGCTAAGAAAGATCCTATCCAACTTTTTGAAATTATTAAAGAGGATGATTTTAACACAAGGTTTATGGAAATAATAGATTGGTTAGAATTTAAACTAACTAAACTATTTGGACCTATATATAAAGAACTTAAAGTTGAAAGAGTGATCGAGACAGATAACGAGTTAAAATTAGAGGTTGGAAAACTCTAGGAGGTAAGTTATGGTAATAAGCGATGTAGTACCTTCAGATTTTGTATCGCTTTATCTTAGGCAATACTATTTATCTTATCAAGGTCTCCCTCGAATGGGAGTAGCTGAAATAGATCTTACTGATGCTTATAATGTTTATGTCGACGAGATAGAGAAACATAATAATTTTCTACATATGCAAAAGAATACTTTACTATTCAGGTTCTTTGTAGACTATTATACAATCTTATGGACACATAAAAGGCTCTTGTGTTATATGGATGGAAGTTATGATGTGTATGGATATAATATTGAAGATATTCAATTAGACCATCTAAATGAATTCATTACATCTAACTCTATTCCATTCGGATACCCTGGATTAACAGCTAGGGAAACATTAGAGCAACTGAGTATCAATGGAGCTATTGATAGAGTCTTAGAAGCTTTAATAAAAGCGTTTAAAGATAACGGAATAACTTGGGATTATTCAACAGGTGAAAATAGCGTTCAGTATCTTCCGATTAAATGGGCTATGGCACGTACAGATCCGGCATCTTTTAAAAGTCTTGATCTAGGAGAATATCGAAGAACATTTAAATATGAAATGTCGATAAGTGTAATAGTAGCTGCTATTCCTATGGACGATCTTATAAGTATAGGACCAGTAGAATTAGAACGTACTATAACTAATTGTCTAGAGCCTTGTACATATGATGAAACTGAGTTAGGAGGACCAGATGAATAAATCAGATCTCATTAGTCTTCCTATAACAGATAACATGATGAGTATATTAGAAGTTATGTCACAAGTTCATCCTACACAAGTAGCAGCCTTTATCGAAGATTTCATTATAGCATCAGCTAGAAGAGCACAGATGGATATGACTCTAGAACAAACTAGAGAAAAACTCAAAATGTTAACAGTTGATCTTTATAAGTTAAGCCAGCAAGTTGTTGAACCTTCAGCATTAGCAGTTTTGTTGCGTGAGACTATGGAAGAGTATGGAGAAATGATAATCGTTAATCATATTCCAATACAGGATATTACTTTTATATATCATGATACTCTAACTATGAATTTCCAAAACAGAGAGGACTATTCAGATGGTACAACCACATAAACGATACGATTTTGTAACACTAGCTCCAACAGAGTTAGGTGGTGTTTACAGAAGCATGAAGGTAGTTGCTATATTAACTGCTAGCCAGGCAATGACATATAGGGATATCTATACATTACACGAAAAGATGAGTAGATATTTAGCACAAGAATATAACATAGAAGATCTAACGTATATTCTATTTGAAGGTGTTAATAAACAAACTGTTCTTATTCCATGGGAATATATCGATAGCGATAGCGTTGTAGAAGTTGAACAGCTTAAATTGGTAATTGAAATACCTAATGCTAATACAACTGATATTTCAATGGTAGCAGATAAGCTAACAGAGCTAGGGTTTAAGAATTGTAAAATAACACATATGAAAATGTAGATAGAGAGGTATTACCTCTCTATCTACACTTATTTTATTTTTGTCCTTTTAACAATCGGTGATTATTCGATAAGGAGAACAATATGGTGGATATGTATGTCTTTAAAAAACCTACCCCTGAATATTTAGTACATATGAACCCTAAAAAAGAATATGCTAGACAAGCTATAACATTCATTTCTAAGATGAAAGGTATCGATAGAGCTACTGCAGCTATGAAGTTAAAAGAATCTCTTAAGAACTATGATCTTAAAGATCCAATAGTTAGGTTTAACCATAGGAATGAAAAAGGCGACGTCTCTGTAGATGAAACAACATTATTAGATTATATTCAAAGTGCACAAGATAATAAAGAAGTTATTGTGCCATCATTTACAACATATGTCCATCCTACTATTAAAAAGTCTTTACACGCAGAGTTTATTAATGTTAACATTAAGGCGAGAAAAGAAGATAAGAAACTTATGTTCTATTATACTCAAACAGGAGATGCTGAGAAAGCAGCGTATTATGATAATATGCAAGCTACCAGAAAGATATTTAATAACTCATTATCTGGTGCATATGCTTCTAAAAGTACAATCTTGTATAATCCATCAGCGCACTACACATTAACATCAACAACACGTTGTGTTGCATCTATAGGTAATGCAGTTACGGAATCAATTGTATCTGGTAATAAGATCTTTAACACGCCTGAAGCAGTTATAAATTACATAACAGCAGTATTAACTAATACTGATTTTGCAGAGCTAGAAAGAGTGTTTAATAAATATAATATTCAAACACCTGATGTTGATGGTGTTATGCAAATGGTAGTTAGATCTACAGAATATTTTTGGAATATTCCAGATAAATTAAAATACATAAGAAGTTATCTAGAAAAGCTAACTCCATTAGAACTAGGCGCAGTTATGTATACTAATGATCTTTATCATTTTAGAAAATATAATCCAGAGTTAACTATTAAATTTTTAGAAGAGATCTCTTTAACTAGAAAAGGGTATACAACTCCTGAAACAGAACTTAATGATATTAATAATGTCCAAGAAGGTATTCAATCCCATATACATAACATCTGTTCAGATCTTATTAAAGGTATGGCAGTTGATTATGAAAAGATGGTAGGAACAGAAACTATGGATATTTTAGCTTCTTCTGCTAAATATATAGCAGAAACGTTAACATCCTATAAAGACCTTATCAGGATATTATTTGTTACAGATACGGCACCTGTTAATATAGCATATATTAAAGAGCTTATGAGAAGATGTATTGTTCTTTCAGATACAGATAGTACATGTGCTACATATGACGAATGGGTTGATTGGTATTATACAAAATCTAATACTGTTACTAATCCTATAGCGATAGCTTCTTCGGTTATGACTATAGCAACTCAAGTTATGGACCATTACATTAAGATCTTATCTGGTAGTATGAATATCGACGTTTCAAGATTTGAGTCTCTTAAAATGAAAAATGAATTCATGTGGAATACATTCGTAACGATGAATGCCAGTAAACACTATTTTGCAGATGTGGCTGTAAAAGAAGGTAACGTTTTTGAAAAACCAAAACTAGAACTTAAGGGAGTGCATCTTATAGCATCTAACGTATCTCAACACTATAGAGATATTGGTCATGGTATGATTAACGATATTAGAGCTACTTTAAGAGAAGGTAAGAAACTTGATATATTTGGTTATGTTAAGTTAGTAGCTGATACAGAAAGAGAGATTATATCTAGAGTTAAAGCAGCTGATACTTCTGTTCTTTCTATAGATAAGATTAAAGATCAGAAAGCTTATAAAGATTCGGATAAACCAGAGTTAACTCCATTCTTTCACCATCTATTATGGGGCGAAGTGTTTGAACCTAAATATGGTCCAGCACCAGATCCAACCTACATGATTGTTAAGGTACCAACTACATTAGATACTCCAGCAAGAATGAAGGAATATATAGATAATCTAGAAGATAAAGAGTTAGCAGATAGATTACGTAAGGCTATGGTTAAATATAATAAAAAATACATAGGAACATTTAGACCACCATTAACTCTTATAGAGGGTAGAGGTCTTCCAGATGAGATCTTTGGTTGTGTTGATTATAAACGTATTGTAAAAGATAACTGTGGTATGATGTATGCGGTTCTAGAGGCAATTGGATTTTATAAACATTCTGATATGTTGATTTCAGAATTAGGGCCTTATTAAGAAAAGGAATAATATGGAAGCATTAAATAGCAATTTTAGATATGTTGGTATAGGTCAAGCTGTTAAAGATAAAGTAGAAGATAGTTTTGACCTAGAGATAACTATGGTCGAGTCTATGCCTTCTTTAGAAGGTGACTATAATGAAAAAGAGAAAATTAACTTAGAGTATACTGATGTTAAAGGTAATACTACTAATGTTAATCTAGATAAAGGTAAATCAGTTACCGCTAAGTGGATAGGGTTATATAACTCTAATAGAATAACTGCACCTGATGTTGTTATTGGAGAGATGGTCCATCTATTTCAACAGGGTGGTAATGATGAATACTTTTGGTCTTCTATTGGTACAAATATGAGGAAGAAAGAAAAGGTTATTTACTATTTCTCTAATAAAGATGCCTCAGCCGTTAATGCAGCTAAAGGCGAAGAGGGATATTACCTTATGGTAGATACCAAAAATAAAGAGTTGGTTTTACATACTTCTAATAATGATGGTGAAGCTTCTGCTTATGATGTTGTTATAAATACTGAAGAGGGTAAAGTAACTTTAGTAGATTTCCAAGGTAACTATTTCGAGCTTATTTCTCCAGAAGGTAAACTTAATATTC